AAAAGAAAACAAAAAAAAAAAAGAAACAAGGAATTAAACTTCAGTCTGGTCAAACGTATGCAATAGAAGACCTGGAGATCTTTATGCATGTTCAAAAAACATATGCTTCGATAGCTTGTGGTCATATTTCAGATGAAGAAAAAGCAATATGTGCTAGAGTCTTATCTGCTGTTGATTTTGCAATAAAAAATGTATATGTTGCACAAGAGGGGAGTTCCGATGAAGACTACTGGAATTAAATACTTAGCCGCCGCAGCACTCGTATCTGTTTCTTTTTATATCTTTTGGAAAAGAAACAAAAATCCTCTTCCGCATTTTGACTATTTCTCTAACCTAGATAAATATAAACCATATAATTCTTTTATAGAACATTACGATTCTAAAAATGTCCAAGAGGCCTATGATAAGTATAAAAAATATCTTGAGTTTGGAATGAGTGAAGATAATGCTTTTAAAAGCGTAATAGAAAATAAATTTAAGAAAAATGATTGATCTTTGTGTTGTCAATTATAATACTAGGCCACTACTAGAAAGATTATTGAACAGCCTTCACGACCAATTATCCACTGGAAATCATTCAGAAAAGTTTTGGAATTTATATATAGCCGATAATCATTCAGATGATGATACAATAGATTTTTTTAGATCTAAAGAAGATGACTATTTAATAGATAGAGTGTGTTTAAATAAAAACATTGGCTATTCAGCTGCGTGCAATAAGCTTGCAACCCTCGGTTCCAATAGTGTTATAGGCTTGCTTAACGCTGACGTTTGGTTTACAAACGAAGATATAACAAAAATCTGTAAAATATTTAATCAAGAACAAGACGTACACATCCTTGGTCCGAAACAAAGAGATGAATATAGTCTTATAAGGCACGCTGGAATTGTGGGTACTAATACTCAGCCTAGACATAGGGGGTGGATGGAGCCTGATCCAACAGACTCTCTTTATAGAGATAGGGTTAATTGCGTTACCATATCTGGTTCCGCATACTTCATTAGAAGGTCCGTATGGAATGAATTAACAAATAATACTAAATATAGGGAACTGTATCCGGACGCAACTGGGGCGTTTCTTCCAACACCTCACTACTATGAAGAGACTTGGTGTTCGTATTTTGCTAGACACTTAGGCTATAATGTAGTGTATGATGGATCTGTGTCAATTGGTCACAGCTGGCACGCCTCTTCTCCCAAACCAGGAGAGGGCTATAGTCACGCCGATGCACAGTTTAAGGTAAGTCAATCAATATTTCGCAAAGCATGCGATTACATAGGAATAGAAAGAGATTAACATGTCAGATAAATTAAATCCATGGATATACAATGCAGAAGTTAAAAAAGTAGTTGATGGTGACACATTTGATATTATTATCGACCTTGGTTTTGACACTCTTAGGAAGGGCAGAGTGCGTCTTTATGGTGTGAATACACCAGAAAGTCGAACAAAAAATGTAGCTGAAAAACAAAAAGGTTTAGCGGCTAAAGAGTTCACCGATCAATGGCTTACTCGCGCAAAACACAAGGTTAAAATAGAAACTATCTTAGATAAGAATGAAAAGTATGGTAGGGTATTAGCTAAAGTTTGGGACGAAAGTGGCAACTGTCTCAATACAGATATCGTTGCCGCAGGCCTTGCAAGGGAATACTATGGTGTTGGAGATAAGACCTGGTCAGAATTTAAGTAATATAATTATTATATTTTTACTATTTTGTCTTTGATCTTATTAGGTTACACCTTAAAAGTTTCTCAAGAAAGATATATAAATTATTATGGCATTTGAAACCCTGCTCATTGAAGCTCACCTATTCCCATCTTTTAAAAACAATAAATATTGTAAGTCTCATAAACTACGTTTTCTAAAAAGAGACTGGGAGCATCAATTAAAATACGTATACTCTTCTAGCAGTTTTTTAAGTCCTTTGTCAAAAAAAATTGTTAGTTGAAGTTGACTTTTCCTGATTGGGTCGATATAATATCTATCTGTAATTAACCACTTCAATCATAAAGGAAAAAATATGACAGATAATAAGTTCAACTATTTCGAGGTTACCACTTCGCTTCTTGTTAAGGCGAAGAATAAGTCAGAAGCAGAGAAGGTTGCTCTTGGACGTAAAAACGTTAAGGGCGAAATTCTTTCTAGTAACACAGACGTAGAAAGAATTTCTGCGGTAGACGTTAGGGAAATGCTCGAAATTTAGTAGCTGTCCACCTGAGGGAGAATGCTGTTGGTGTGATCAGCATTCTCCCTCATTTCTTATATAGGAAAACTTTGTGAGTACAAAACTCTATGCTCAAATAGTTGGCAGAAATGAACAAAATAGAGCTTTAGAAGATGTTTTGCGCAGACTATCTAATCAGGTAGATCAAATTATATTTACCGATGATTGTTCTGATGACGATACATTTTCTATTGCTAAAAAATACTGCCTTACATATCAAACTCCAGAACCGCTTTTTTCAAAACACGAAGGACAGTTGCGCGCCTATGCTTGGGGCAATCTTTCACAGCATGCACGAGTTGGTGACTGGATTATAGCCATCGACTGTGATGAAATGCTGTATAGAAAAGATGATCTTTCTTCTTTAAACATTAAAGAAGTTTTAAATAAATCTGAATTTGATGTAGTATATGTAAAATTCTATCATATGTGGAATGAGTTACAATATAGGCAAGATAAACTGTGGGCTCCAAATAATAGTTCAAGAATCTTTAGATTTAGGGAAAATGGTGGATTTTTAAATAAGAAACTTGCCTGTGGATCAGAACCTTCCTATGTTATAGATTGGATAAGTCAAGGAAATTATTGGGTAAATTCTGGTTTAATAATGAAACATTTAGGATATCAAAAAGACGAAGATAAACTTTTTAAGTATGAAAGATACTCAACTTTAGATAAAGGCGAATTTCATAATATAAAACATATACAATCAATAATGGATAAAAATCCAACATTAATTACTTGGGGAAACTTTGGAGTATAATATGAAAAATAAAATTAAAATAACAGGTCAAACACAAACAATTCAAACCCTAACAAAAAAAATGTTAGGAAGAAATCGATATGCATTTGTGTCTTTTCCTAAGACGGCATTACTGGCGCTATCTTCACCGAATAACGGTGTCTTAACAAGTGATTTCGTAGAACAAATACAAAAATCATTTTCAATTCAAGACCCAGCTTATATGAGGGCAATACCTTCATCATTTGTATATTCTGCAGAAAAAGAACAGGAATTAGATTTGTCTTTTTTAAAGGACGATTCAGTTTTTTTTAATTCTTCTACATTGGAAAACTATTACCATTCTAACGAAATTATCTTTAATTCATTTATTGAGTTTTATATTAAAAATACACCATTTATTATAGTTTCATTCAATGATAAAAAATATGTAAGTAAATTACTTAGCTTTCCAACAGCATATATACATGTACCATATAATAATTATGAAAATAAGCTTGATGAAATATGCACTTCTATAGATGCAGTTAAAAATGAGAGCACTATGGTTGTATTAGATTGTCCGATTTTATCAGCTGGTTTAGCTAATAAAATCTGGGATAGATTTGATTTGTCTATTTTAGATCTGGGAAAAATAATAAGTTTTTCAAAAACAAAGTCTTTAGATAAAGTAAAATTTAATGACAAAAAAACATATAAAAATTGATAAAGAAGATGATCTTTTTCTTATAGATTTACTTTTTGATTCAGATTTTACGTTATCTGAAATAGCAAAAGAGATTAATTTATCCTATAAAGACCTTAATAAAAAAATATCTTCTCTCGGACTTAACTGGATAAAAGAGCAGAAAAAGAAATCATCTAGAGGCCAGTCTGCTTTGACTCTCGTGATGAAAAAACTTCTACCCGGGCATAGGGTAGTTAACGAGTATCACATTGGAGACAGGCTGAAGCTTGACGTATATTGTCCTGCGTATAAAATAGCAGCGGAGTTTCATGGTAGGCAGCACTTTTATTATACTCAAAGATTTTATGAATCAAAAGATGACTTTGATCAAGCGGTAGAAAGAGATCAAAAGAAATTGAAGAAGTGTGAAGAACTCGGAATAGTTCTAATTGTTTTCAGGTATAATGATTTACTAACTGAACAGGCAGTATATGATAGAATACTACAGTCGATACGCAGCGCTAAACCCGAAATAGGACAGGGGCCTAAAAAGAAAAGCTTAAAAGACAATAAATACTATCAACAACAAAAGAAGAAGTATAATAAAAGAAAAAAGGATTTGTATAGAAAAATGAAAAACAAAAAGAGCTATCATGACAGATAGTCCGGGCACACAAGTCATCAGCGATGTGTATCCGATTGAATACCAAATATTTGCGTTATCTTTTAGGCAGTCGGGAGCAATATCCTTTTTTAAGAACAACCTACACACAGACATGGTTGGTTTACTTGAAGGCCAAAATGGAATAAATGAATTTTATAAGTCTCTGATTTCCTATTCAACATCTACTGAGTTGGATATTGT